GCCCGCTCAGCGAGGGACTCGATGCGCTCCTGGCGACGGTGCAGGTGCGCCAGTGCGGCGAGTGTCACGCCGGCCGAGCGGTTGGGGTCGATGCCCAATCCTTCGGGTGTTTCGACGACGAACGATTTGCCGGCCGGGGTGCGTGCGGCGCTCTGCGCCATGATTCCCCATTGCCGGCCCGCGCCGTGTTTGGGGTTCCTGTAATCGTACGAGGCGGAGTCCAGCTTGCCTAGAAAGTCCCGCATGTCGTCGTCTACGGTGTCTCGGTCGATGTGCTCTTTTACGCGCTCGTCGGAGAGGGGGATCTTGCCAGCAAGAACCGAGGCGCCGGACATGAGGCCACCCAAAACGGCGCCTCCCATCTTGCCGGCCGCGTCGGCGTTGGCTTGAGCAACACCCGCATTCGTGGCCTGGTTCTGCAGGATCGTGTTTTGGTTCATGCCCGCATAGCCCATCATCGCCTGACGGTTGGCCTCCGACTGCTGCAGCATGTTGCCCATGGCGAATTGCTGCGCCTGGTTGTTGATGCCTTGCTGCTGCAACATGGCTTGCTGATTCGCCAAGTTCGCCTGCTGAGAGAAACCCGCGTTTTGCAAAGCCGCCTGCTGCCGCAACTGCGCCTGCTGGGAGGCAAGGTCCACATCCTGCCCGCGGGCCTGAGCCAGCATGCCGCCAAGTGCCTGCTGAGCCGCCTGCTGCTCCGACAGTCGCCCCATCATCATCTGTCCGGCCGTGCCCAAGGCGGCTTGCGTGGCGTTTTGAGCCAGCGACCGTTGTAGGAGCGCTGGGTTAACACCTGGCCCTGCGCTTGCGGCCTGGGCGCGCTGCGCCGCGATTTGGCTCTGCAGCCCCTGCTGTCCCTGCAGCACCGCCAGGCTGGGCCCCTGGCCCGCCGCCGTCTGCGCCAGCTGTCCAGCAAGCCCCGACTGCATGGCGCGGAACTGTGCTTGCTGTGATGCGTCTAGAGCGGCAGCCTGCGCCTGGGCCGCCTGCGCTGTCGGGGCTACCTGGTTGCTGTGTGCCAGCGCACCTTGGAGCATCTGCCGGTTGGCCGCTGCGTCCGGATCCTGGAATAGCGTCCGGTCCGGCCCCTGGGCGTCGGCATGAAACTCGTTCTGCCCACCGAAGATGCCCGACAGGAAACCACCGATGCCGCCTGGCATGACTTACCCCATGGTTTTCGCACGACGAACGTGCGCCAAACCCTCTTCTGGTTTTGCAACGACTGTCAGCGCGTCAAGCGAGAAGCTGTCTCGCAGAGTGCCCGCCGACGATGGTCCGTCTGTAATCGTGAATCGTACCACATTCCCCTGCGGAGTCTCTACGGGCAAGATTCCGCGGAACAGGTAAACGCCATCGGCATAGCCCCCCCAGGCATCTTGCGCCCAATCGCCATCGCCCCATGTACTCGTCTGCAGAGCATCGGCCGTGTCAAGCGCCATCCGCGCCACAGGGAGCGGGCGGTAATCAATGGACACCGCGACGAGAAGGCTATGCTCCGCCAGCTTTTGGCCGACGATGGCGATGTCGCCAAACGTGGCCGTGCCTGCCATCTCCCCAGCCCGGACCCAAGATGTTGTGATGCGGGCATTGTACGAGCGGCCGTCGTCGTCAAAATCGGCCGTCTCTACACACACAAAACCGTCGGGGGTCACCCAAGCGTACGCCCCGTCCCACACTGTCGCGTCGACCTGCGGCAGCCCGCTGTATCGCGTCCAGGCTCCAATCGACCCCGCCAACGGGTAAGGTGCGGCGACGGTCTGGTGGTACACAGCCTGCCCGTCGGGCATACCGAAACGGATACGTGGGGCGCCAGCAATGGCGACGACACTCTTGATGCCGGATTGCGTCAAGGGCCGCACCGGGGCGCCAACCCGTACCAGGTCAAGCGCACGGTTAAGCAGCCAAATTTGCCCCTGGCTGGCGAAATACACGCCGTCTCGCTCGTCAGGAAATACCGACGCTTGGCCGTCGCAGCCTAGCGTTCGCGTGACCAAAGAAGGCCGCGTGAAGCTGTCGTTGGTCCCAGCCGACGTGGGCCCGTCGCCTGCCCAGACAAAAATGCAGTCGGACTTGAACGCGACCTGGCGCCCCTCGGTTGCAGCCAGCGCGGTGACCGAGCCCGGTGGGTTGGCCATGCGCAGCTCAAACGCCAGAGAAAATCCGGGGGCGACGCCCGTTGCGGCGGTTTTGCTGTAAAACACCGACTCCGGGGCGTCGTCCGTTCCGGCGACAAAAATACGGTCGCGTGATGCGAACGCCACCGTGCAGGATGGGGGCGGGTCGTTGTCGAGCTCGCCGCCGACTGTGTACAGGATCTCACGCGACGCCAGTGCGGTGTCGCTGATGTTGTCGACGACGGTAAGCGGGGCAGCGCTGGTCGGGTCGTTCAGCGCGGGGGCACTGAACGATGAAACGCGGTAATACACGTCGGGCGAGTCCGCAAGCGTGCGGTACACGGCGAGCACTGACGTGGCTCGTCGCGTGGTGAGGTAGTCAAAAGTCAACGTGACTTTCGCGGTGTAGCCTGGCGCCACAACGACTTTCGGGGTAGAGGCTGCGGACCGATGGAGTTGGCCGGCGGCATCGACGCTCTCCCATACGGCCTGGTACGCATACGTTTTTCCCGCCTGCAGAGCCGCCCCGGCCGAGAAAGCCACGGTACGCAACGTGGGAGCAGATAAAAACCCGTATTCCGCCAGGGACGTTCCGTCGAAAAATAATGGCAACGAGCCTGGAAAGAACAGCGTCGGACCAAGCCTCACGGCCTGCAGGGGGCGGGTGTCGACTTCTATGCGCGACATCGAGTAAACCGCCTGCGCTTTGACGGTGCCATTCTCACTTATGAGTGACACCGTGCGTGGCAAGGGGATCTCTACCGCGCCATCTTGCGCCAGCGGTTTGGCAATTTGCGCACGGGGGTCAAGCGCGGCAAGCCCGTTGGCCCACTTTGCGACGGGCTGGCCAGCCTTGATGTCGTAGAGGTAGTACGTCGGCGAATCGACGTATTCGGCCGATGCCACCGGAAAATACTTGCGGTCGTTGAACGTAAAGGTGCGCCCCGCGGCGATCATGTGCGGCACCGACACCGCCAGGTCCGACTCGTTGTACACCGCGGCGATGCGCCCGCCGCTCGGGTCGGCGGCGGTGATGGTAATGTGCAAACCGTCGTCGTCGTACGTCGGAGCTGCGGCTAAAACAAAGCCGAGAGGCGCGCCGCTGGCGTTGATGCTGCGATACGACGTCGACCGCAAGTCAAGGACAATGGCGGCCATGTACCCGCCAGCCAGCGTGACCGCGACTTCGAACGGGTTTTGCGGATTGTTTGCGATTGCAATTTGCTGCGCCAGAGCCCCCGTAAACGAGCCAATCGTGTATGTCATGCTCTCGAGCAAAACGCCGGTTCGCTGTGCCACCCGCGCCACAACGAGGTCGGATCCGTTGGCCGCAATGTAGGCCACGCTGACGCCCGCGTCGTCGCCGTGCACGTTATAGACATTGCTTGCCGTCCAGCCAGTACCAGGCGGCGCAATGTCCCCAACAAATCGTCGTACGCCAAGTGGAGAAGTCGACGCCCAGGTAAAAGGCGTGACGTACAGTTTATTGGTGGCTGGATCGACAGCAAAGAACAGCACGCCGTCTGGGCCTTGGGCAAACTTCGGGGCGATTTCGTTTGTCCGTAGCTGTTGATCCGCTACGACAAATTGTCGCGAGCCCAAGTCGGCCACGGAAAAGTACGTCCCCCCACGGGCGTCGGCGTACGCGTAGGCCTCGAACGCGTCGTTGCGCGCGTACGAAAAGTCCCCTTGCGTGAATTGACCGGGCCACAGCCGCCGCGTCGTCGTCGTGAGGGCTGGATATGCTCCAAGGCTGCGCCATTGCGAGCCGGCGAATGCGTACATTTCCGCATGGTCTGCAAGCAGCAACTGCGTGTCGTATCCCACCAGGCCGCGCGCCGAGCTGATTGTTCGGCCGCCTGCGACCCCGCGCGTCAACTTGCGGTAGCCGGGCCTCTTACGCAGCGCGCCTTGTTCGTCGAAGTAAACGTTGGTTGCCTCGCGCAGGTACGGCGGTTGTCCCAACCGCTCTGACGTGGCGATATCCAGGCCAGCCGTAAATGGTAAAGAAAACACGCTCACGGTTTCACGTGGCCCACGCATCGGCATCGGCGACGCTGTAGTCAGCCCAGACGCTATAGACAAACACTAATGGCGATGCGGCGTTGTTGTTGAACCGCAAATCAACGCTTGCATTAGCTAACAACGAAACCGAAGACGAAGGCGACCCTTGCACGGTGTATGTGGGATAAGTGTACGATTGCGATGAAAATGTTTGAAACGCTGCCGCAACAGGGCCGCCGGGCCACCAAGAGACGTCAATGGTTGCGGTCGGCGTGCCTGCGCTGCTCCGGAAATCAACACCGACGGCCAACAGCTGACTGCCCAAAGCGCCTCGAGGTACCGGAAGCGAATATACTACCTGGTCGGAAGCAGGCACCGTAAACGGACCAGGCGAGGGGGCAACGGTCCCAGACCTCATACCGGACGCCGGCGAAGCGTACAGCCTCCTGGTCACATTGCTGGGATACACAAAAGAAGACGCCGCGACAGCGGACGTTGCGAGCTTCGCGGTCCCAGACGGGACGGTAAACGAATACGTCTTGTTGGAATTGTTGTAAGTAATCGCCGCCGTTGTCGTCTGGTAATCGCCGCGGATGTCGCCGCCGGCTGCGTGTCCGTTGTTGGTGAGTGGATATGTTCGGTTCGACGCGTCGCGGTAGTACAACTCCCCACCGACCGTCGCCAGCGTGCGCATTGCCGATGGCGACGTGTCAGCCAGGGATAGCTGCGTGGCGGCGGCGTTGCCAACGATGACCGCCGCCGATGCGCCATTCTGGTCGAGCAGCCTATAGGTTTTTGCCGCGGAGTCGTAGGTGAGGCTGGCGCCAGAGGCAGCGTAATCGCCCCCAATGGAGCCGCCAGAGCCCGCCACGCCAACCGCTGACGTAATCTGCACCGGAATGTCGGCGGCCGTGCGGAAGTACAGGTTGCCGGCGCCGTCGACGTACAGGCGGCCGGAGCCCAGCGGCGGCGCCGATTGCGGCTGCAACTGTACCGACGAAGTTGCGTTGAGCGGGTTGCCCTGTAGCGTCACGGCGCCACGCAGGTCCAGCGCTTCCTGAGTGATTTTTTTCCCGGTGGTATGGTCGTGAGCGTCGATAGCGTCGAACGTGTCGCTGATCTCCTGCACCCACTGTTCGGCGGGCTCCCCGGCGTCAGGAATCGTCAGTCTCAGATTGTCGGTCGTGCGCGCCATGTCACCACACCCACACTTTCACGTTCGCCGCGGCGCTCGCCTGCAGCGCCAGCGTGCCAGAGGTTTCCGCCGAGGCCACGCGCCAGACGCGAGCGTTGGCGTCGATGTCGGTTACCAGCCACCCTGACACGGTGCGCAGCCCATGGCGCAGGAGCGTTGGGCTCGGCGCCACCAACTGCGCTTTGACCTCCAGCCCGTCAAGCAGCGGCACGCGCAACACGCCGCGAAACGTGTCCGCCACGGCATCCTGGGTCCGCGTCAAGGGCTCGTCCTGCGGATACCGCGGCGGCGAGAAGGGAGGCAGCATTTACATGAACCCCCACATCCGCCGTGCGTGCGTCAGGGGGGCAAAGCCGTAGACATCCCGGACCTGGCGAGGCCGCCCGCTGTCGCGCTGCGCCGCCATCTGCAGGATGCGCGCCTGCGCCCGGTCGGCGCGGGCCTGCAGGGCTGAGGCGTCCTGCTTGGCTTTGATGCGCATCTTGGCAGCGACGTCGTAGACGACGTAGGCGTCCCAGCCAGCCGCGAACGCCAGAGACAGTGTGTCGGCATCCCGGTGCAGCTGCGGCGCCTGCGGCACGTAGCGCAAGGTGACCGCGCCGGCACCGTTGGCGGGCAGAACAGAGATGCCCTCGCCTGCCAACGCATAACGCGGCGTGCTGCCGGATGCCGCGTGCTCGCGCTGGCTCTCGGTGTATGGCTCGACAGACGCGCCATCGACGTACACCGCCCGCAGCTTGTACAGGTCGTCCGGCAGGCGCCACGTCTCGCCGTCGCCCGTCGCCTCCAACGTTGCCGAACGCACGAAGTAATCCTCCGCACGCGACACCAGCATGTCGTACAGGTCGGCCACCGACTCGTTGACGAGGGCGTTGGCCTCCGACGGCGGAATGAACTGCGTACGCCCCAGCGTGGCCATATCCGCCGCGGCGTACGCACGATCCCGCAAATCAGCCAGGCTGGCCCTCACCTGGCGATATCCAGTGCCGCACGGAAGGCGTCCGCCATCGCTTGCGCATCCCCCTCCCGCATGGCGCCCGCCAGGTCGGCCATTGCATCCTCGAGGCCATCGTCTTCGGCGCCTTCGTCGTCGGGCCCGTCCCCGTCCGGTGGCTCCGGTGGCCCCATGGGCCTGCGTGCCCCGGGCGGCCGCCGCTGTAGGGCGAGGATGGCCAGTGCGCCAGCTTTAGGTTTGGCCATGGGCTCACCAGTTCCCCGTCGTGTTGACCGCACGCAATGCGAAGTTGATGCGCAAATTCGCGTTGTAGGCCTGGTCGTTGGCCGCTGCGCCCGCCGAGCTGTAGAGCGCAATGGTAAACGTCTGCGCGTTTTTCACGTCGGGGTCGGCGTTGATTTGCGCCAAAAGCAGCGTCGGGCCCGATACCTGGACCCAACAGCTGTCAAAGGCGAAGTACTTGTCCGCCAGCGTGACGGTGTACGTGTTCGCCCCAGCCGTGTGGGCCACGGTAAAACCGCGGCCGTACACGCCCAGAACCGACGTTGACGCGCCGTTCGGCTGGAAAGAGCCGGTGATGTCTTTGCGCTCTTTGCCGATCACTTGGAGCCGGTCGAAAATACGACTTGCCATGGGTCACGCTCCTTAGTAGGCCGGTGCAAGGTCGGCGAAACCGTTTAGGCCCGGGGCACGGCAGCCGAGTGCATAGTAAGATGCAACGCGCACCTCGTAAGCATCATCTACTGAGTGCCGCAGCCACTCCTGATCGGTGTTGAGGTCGACGATGTGGGCCAGGTCGTACAGGCTGTAGAGCTTCCACGTGTCGATCGTCAACGCGTACAGTTTCGTTGACGGGCAGCGGAAGTCTGGGAACACTCGTACTGGCCCGCCGATGCCGTTAAACTGGATGCCGGCAAATGACACTTGCGCCGAGCGGCCACTTGGGTTACGGTCGTCGCTCGCTGCAACGCGAGCGTTCTCCGACACCATTTGGTACGAAACCTTACTGCTCAGGCTCTTCAAGGCCTGTCCAAATTGCACTGTGTTCATGAACATGTGGGTGATTCGAGAACCCTCACGTGCACACTTACGCTCTAAGTCGATCATATTCTCTTCAATAGAAGCGCCAGTCCCATCATGATACACACCCATCATGCGCGTACGATCGGCGAATCTGTCCTGCCCCCAGAAATTGTCTTGTCCGGACGCGGTGGGGCGCAGCGCCGGCGGCACAAGCCAGCTCTGGATGCCCGGCGCAACCTTGTTGAAATCGCCGCTACGTTGAATGTAATCACCGGCCGCAACGCCGGTCACAAGGCTGCTCAAGTTGCCCGAGAACGTCAGCGTGCCAGCGTTGCGGTCGATGCCGAGGATCTGTGCCTGCCCGGCGCGCGGCGTGCCGGTGCGCGTGCCGGAAAAGGTTACGTACATCAAGTACTCGAAGTTGACGATCGAGTTGATGTCCGCCAGCGTGATGGTGTTGGTGGCGACGTTGCTGCCGCTCGACACCTGCCCACGGTTGCCGGTGCCGTCGCCGTACAGCGAAATGGCCACGGAGCACATCGCCTGGTTGCGCGCGCCGTCGATGTCCAACTTGGCCTCTTCAAGCCAGGCGCTATTTTCGGTGTCGACCTCGGTGGCGAGCTTCATCTCGCGGTCGATGGACGCTGCGGCGTAGTCTCTCGAGCGCGTGATGTTGAACGACGCCATCTGCGCGTTGGTTTTGTTGGCAATCGCGGTTTGCAGCGTGGCGGAGGCGCCCTGCGGGTTGCCGTACACCATGGGGATGGGTAGCGACTTGCCGCCAAAGCGGTTCATCTTCGGCAGAAGCCCGACGAGCGGGCCCTCCTTCAGGACGAGGTTACGGACCTCGAAATTGTCGTAATACTCTTTGAGGGCTTCTTTGTTGGCTGCGACGGTATCCCAAGCGGCGGGCGTGGACATGACGGCCTCGAGCCGCCACGGACCCTAGCCCCGGCGGCGTTGCAACCGCTTGCGCACAGTCTGCTCCCAAAGGCTGTCGGCGGGTAAATCGGCCGTGTCATCGGGCGCGGGCGTCGGCGCAAGCGTCGTGTTGAGCGACTGTTTGCTTTTGCTTTTGCCGCGACCCGGCTTGGATACTTCTTGGGACGCCTCGGGGGCATCCGCTGGGGCATTTGGCTGCGCCCCCCAGCCGAGGCGCCTAGCAAGTTTTTTGCTAGCCTGAGCCTTTTTATACCGCGACTCCTCCTGCTCGATCAAGGCCTCCTCGATGGCCTCGGCGGCCTCGCGGATGTCGTCCTGGTCGGGCATGCGGCCGGTGCGCCGACAGAGCTCGTCGAGGTAGGTGTACACTTCGTCGTGGTGCCCGTAGAGGTTGACGAGCTCAAACCGGCCGTCTGGGTCGTCGCTCAGCGCCTCGCGAATGGTGCCCATGTACTCGCGCTTGGCCGCGGCCTGCTCGCGGGCGGTGTACTGCTCTTTGAGCTGGCTCAGCTCTTGGCGCAGCGTCTGGACCTCGGCCAGCGGGTCGGGCTTGCTGCCGCCGTTTTTGTAGTAGTCGGTGAGCTGCTCGTAGGTCAGCCCCCCCTCCCGCAGCCAGCGCTCGGGGTCCTTTTTGGCGCTATGGTAGGTTTCCTGCCAGCGGGCCATGTCAGCCTGGAAGCGCTGGCGCTCGGCCTCCATCTCCTGG